GCCGGCCGGCATGTTCGCACCGCTATAGACGTTCGGCTGTACCGAGCTCGTGGCATTCCTCGCCAGCAAAGCGCTCGCCCCCGTCGTAGGGTTGTAGATCGCATACAGCGCGACATACCCGGACACCGGCGCGCTACCGGTGTCCATACCGCCCGCGCCGGTCGTCGCGAGATTGATCGTCTTGTTGAAGCTCGAGATGCTGTACGGCTGGCCACCGAGAACGCTCGCGACGATGATCTGGTCGGCCGTCATCGTTGCTGTCGCCGAGGGAGTTGCGACTCCCATCGCCAGATTGCGCGAGGCGCCAACCACCGGCGAGTACATCTTCTGCAGCGCGCTGTTGACTTGGTTGTAACTCGTCTTCGAGCGCGCGATGCCCGCCGCAGCGAGGATCGAGCACAGCTCCTCCTGGATCATGTTCAACCAGGATCCGCGCACATTGGTTGCAGGAGTGCCTGCCGTCGGATTGCCTTCGGTGAAATAGCCCTCCGTGCCGGCCGCCTCCGGAGCCGGAAGGAACGTCGCTGCAGTTGCGTCATCGATACGAAACATGTTACCTCTTATGCATATGCAAAAATTGGAATCGTGTGAGCCGGCATGACTGCCCTGAACTCGCACTCAAGTACGTTGTTCCCCCACGCAGCAAGCGGATCACCCGCAGCCATCGCCCCTGCTACTGCGCGCACAATCGTGTTTAGCGGAGCGGTGATCTTCCAAGCGAAATTCCAGTCGTATCCACAACATGGATCGCCGGCCCTCAACATGCCGGCACGGGCCTGCGTGTATTGCTTGATCGTGACCGTATAGCCGAGCTGCGCAGCGAAATTAATGAAATATGCAATCGACTGACCGCCACTGTTCGAAAGTCGAGCGATGACCTGATTGCGCCGCTGCTGAATCGTCGGCGCTGGCCCTGCACATGGATCCGGAAGACCAAGGGTTGCCTCCCACTCAGGAAGCAGCTCGTATGTCGTACCAGGAAATGCATCAACGAGCAGCTGGTTTGCACGCTCGGTATTGCGTGCATAAATCTGCGTCAGCCCAGCGAAAACCTGCGTCTGCTCCGCATCCGAATCCGTCGACCAAACTCGCCCGCGCGGCATCAGCGCCTGAAACGCGCGTAGATAATCGGCAGATGTGAGGTTGGGTGCTGGCATCAGTCACCTCACGTATTGAATGTAACGGTGCCGAGAATCGGAAGTGCACCCGTTGCGCTCGTGATGTTCCCCGTTGGCGAGGTAATAACGAAGCCTGACGTTCCCGACACAGCCGCGATCGCTGACTCAATGTCCGACATATTCACTGTTCCGCCTGGCGCGCCGTTGGATTGAAAGACTCCGGAAATCGCTGCGATGACGGCATTTTTTGTCGTTGTGCTCCAGGACCCCGTCCCGGTGAGCGTGAAGTTCACGGTGTTCGGCGTTGGAGCACACGTATACACGAGTGCCGTCACCGGCTGCAGTGTGTAGACGTAGTTCGCGACGGTCAATTGATCGCCAGTCGCTGCTGCTGCGCGCGTCTCAGATGAGGCGACTCCATTTGTTCCCTGCGGGAATCCGTTGTGTGCCGACTCGGCATTGTCGAACATCACATAGATGACTACCGTCCCTGCGCCGAACCCGTTCGGCGCCACCCATGCGCGCGTGACGCCTGCCACCTGAAGCGCCCACGTCACATAATCCGCCTTCGCCCCGCCCTGAGGTGCCGCTTGAAACGCCGCCATCACGCGCCCGTAGAAGGCGGTTTGCGTCTCGACGTCAGCGCCGCCAACAAATGCCGCTGCCGCAGTACCGCCGGACTGAATGCCCGTGATAGCTGTTCCGAGCGTAAGCGCCGTCCCTGCGTCACAATTCCCTGCCGCACCTGGCGCGCTAGCTGTGACCGCAACCGTCACTGATGAACCTGAAATGGTTGCATCGGCATTCGTCGTGTAGATGAAGCCGTCGCCGCGGACGACCTGCGTGCCAGCCGGGATGGTGCCAGACGCACCAGGAAATACGGCCGAACCACTCGCTTTCGTTGCTTGTTTCAGATATGTGTTCTTCAGCGCACCCCATCCGGCCAGATATTCATCCGTAGCCGTGTATGGGACAGCCTGCTTAGCGATCCAGTCGATATACCCGTAATGCAAGTGAGCGAGACCGGCCTGCACCCTACCCGTGATACGCAAATTCGAAAAGCGAAGAAGCGGATCGGAACCCGGCACACTCGAAGCAAGGTCAGATGCAACTTGAGTCTGCAAATCCGACAGAGACGGTCGAGAAAAAGGCATCAGTTAATCCCTTGCCAAACCCATGAGTAGTGACTCGCCGATGTCGAGCCATCCTGTTTGTATGCGACCACTTGCGCACCGAGCTCGCTCGCTTTAGTCCATTCCACTAACACGTCGAACTTGGCAACCACGCCATCATCGATCAACCATCGCAGCGCCTCGACGATGTAGTCATAAGCACGTTGCAACGTCTCCTGCGTCTGTTTCGCGCGCGAGAGAAGCCACAATCGCGAACCGATTTGTACCGATTCGCCGGCATCACCCCACCAACCTCGCGGATCATCTGTTCCATCCGGGATCACATCGTTTGGCTCCGCCATACGGTCCGTGAAGAGGCTGATTAGAATCGCGGTCTCGAGATCGTCACCTGTCGCGAGCATAGGCCCATTCATTTGCCAGTCGCCGCGCGCATTAGCGACATCCCAAATAGTTGTCGTATCGCTCATTCAGTCTGGCTCGGTGCGTTGGTATTGATCGTGCTACCGCCCGTTTGGACGTTCACGATCGGGTGCGTGTGCGTGTTGTAGATCGACCGCATCTGGGCCATATTGTGGCTATTGCTGCCGAAGTTATCGATGATGTCGCCAGACACCTTCAATGTCGGCGTATTCATTACGACGGCCGACGATGCATTGATCGTCACAGTTGTCGCATCATTGACCGTGACGGATTGTCCTTTCGCTTCAACGACGATTCCACCACTCGCAGTCACGTAGATGTATTTCCCGTCCTGGCTGTACAGCATCGTTTCGCCGGGAGCGAGATTCTTTGGCCGGGATGGTTGGTGCACTGTACCCAGCACGACACCGTTTGAACGGTCGCCGCCAAGGAACACGACGAATGCATCCGATCCTATCGGCGGATTCGACGTCAACCCAAACTCGACGGGCCGCGGAGTATTGTCGCGGGTCTCCAGTGGGTTTAGTTTCACCTGCATCATCTGGACGCCGCCGGCATCATTCACCGTCGTCACCAAGGCTCGGGCGAGCGAAAGCAGAACGCGTCGCGCGACGCGCTCGAGAATTCCTTGATGATCGTTCATTGCTGTGGGACAGTTCCCGTGACGTCTGCGTATTGCGGCTGGATGACAACCGGTTGCGGCGTGAATGCTTCGGGTGCCATTAGAGTCAGCTCGGCATGCGTTCCGTCGAGGCCGAGGCGGTACGTCACTTCAGCGATCAGATACCGAACGGGCACAGTGCCAGCCTGGTCGCCAGATACCTTTAACGACGGAATCAACACATCGATGCGCTTGTTCGGCTCCCATAAATTGCCGTCGACGTCGCGCCAATTGTCGACGGTCAATGTCACTACCTCGGAGCGCCCTCGGCGTCTCGCCACTTCCCAAAGCGCGCGCTGCTTTCCGATGTCCCATCCGATCTCGCCGGACTCGGTGATGATGATTCTCCGACGATGCCGCGTCACGTTAGGATCGGGTGCCGTAAATACCGGCGCATTGACCGCATTGAGATCCTGTAGGTTGTTCGTGCCGATCATGACAGCCATGATCTCGGAATAGCGCTGATCCATTGACCGGGCGACCGCAGCACTTTCCAAGTTGATTCCTTCCTGTACCCCGCTCGACATCACCTCCGTTCCCGCGCGCGCAAGGCGCAGAGAGCCGTCTCGATCTTCGTAGACGAGAAGCGCACTGAAGCGCGACGACCGCTCGATGATCTCGTATGCCGTCTCGCCGAGCATGATGTTCTGCTGCGGGATGATCGGCAGGCCCGTCACGTCGCAGTTGACCGTGATGTTGTACGGCACCGCGAGCTTTGACGCGATGCCTGCGGCCGTGCAGTTGCTGATCTGGCCGTTCGGCCACTGCGCTGCGCAGTCGAGCAGATCCTGACACTTCCCACGGCCCGTCACACGGATCTCATGCATGTTCGCGTTGATGCTGGGGACGACGCGATCGACATAGCCTGTAACGACCGAATCAAGCCCGATCGTCAGGATGCACTCGTCTCCCGGCTGCACGACGACGTCATTGGCCTGACCCGGAAATAGCTCAGTCATGCCGATCTCGAAGTCGCTCGGAAACCGTTCAATCCCCCGAGTGCAACGCAGGCTTGTCCATCCCGATAGCATGTAGTTGCCTATTGAGAGCAGGATTCCGTCGTCAACCATTATTTAGCTTGAGAGAGCGTTGAACTGCGTAGGCATAAATGCCGGATGAATCGGATCGGCCTGCGCGACCAGTTCGTCCGACCGCATGGAATCTCGATACATTCGGTTCGCAAGCGCGAGCGCGGGCAACGTCGCGCCGAGGTTGAACGTCGCGACTGCAGCCAGTCCGGATCCGCGTGCATCGAGATCCGCGACAACCGATTGCCGAAGCGTTCGAAGCGACATATAGACGGCGTCATCGCCCTGATCTGCAGCGATCTGAATTTCGTTGTCGATCAAGGCTGCGACGCTGTCGCGCATCGACGAGGCGTCATCGGCCGATGAGGGCTGATACGTCGATGACGAAATCGCGATTTGCGCGACCGTTGCACGGCGAAACAGGTCCGCGCACGCGCCCTGCATAGTTTGCTGCGCAACGGCGATCTGCGAAGATCCCACGACCGAGGCCGGGCTGAATTGAATCAGGCTCGACAGCAACCGGATGGCATCAGCGGGTGAAGAAGCCGATGCCGCGAGCGCCGAAACGAGGCCCTGAGCAGCGTTCGCAAACGTCGCCGGATCGCTTCCGACGTTCGCCGCAGCCGCCGCAAGCACTGCACCGGCCGTCGCGACAGCTGCTCGATTCGACGTATCCGCAGAGATCAAACTTGCTGGAGTCGCCGTTGATGTGGCCTTCTGATTTGATCCTGCATATCCGGAATTCCCGCCGCCGAAGAGGCGCCCAAAATTGCCTGATAGCGTCGAAAGCGAGTTCCAGAACCGCTTAACGTCGTGGACGAGCGTATTGACGACCTGATACCACCCGACAGCGGTAGAGACGGCCGCCTTAACTGCCGCTGCACCCGCCGAAATTGTCGATGCAATTCCGGAAATGAAACCTGCCAGCGATGCCGAGTCCACTGCCTCCGCCGCATCGGCAATCGCACCACTCGTTTGCTGCTGTGCTTTTGGATACAGTCGATCGCCGCCCCGAGCGAATACAAGCCGAAGCTCGACGACTCGCCCACGATCCCATGACGAGCCGATTTCTGCCTGCAGGCAATTGACCTTCAGCGTCCCATATGTCGGATGAACAAGCGTCCCGAGTCCTGGCGATTTCGTATTGCCGACCGTACCACCCTGGATCGCTTTGATCAGGAGATCTCGTTGCGCGAGAACGTCGCCGCCTCCATAGACAAGGCTATTCTCGACAAGAAAAGCTTGGACTCGAAAAACGTTCGTTTGCAGACCGAGATCTTCAATCCATGGCATCGTCTCCTTGTTCGGATATTCATGGATCGCATTGCGGCGCCCGAACGTTCCACTCTCAGCTAGCACCGCAAAAGGAACACCGTTATAGCTAGCCTTGCGCAGCTTGCTCCAGTACCCTCCTCCATTGAATAGATTGGCAAGAGACTCGACAGCAGACGCAACCCCTCCAATGTTGCCGACCGCATTGCCGACGGTGGATACGAAGCTCATACGGGTGGACCTGTAACGTTTGATGTGCTAACACGCGCAGCTGCTGTCGTCCCGCCGCTAGAGTGCACGGTCGCTTTTGTGCCCGGTGGAGCGTTCGGGATGTCGACCTGAACATGAACCTTGCCATCGATCGCCGCGGCCATCTGACCTCGGCGAGCCGCCTCACCGACGGCGTCCGCCGGACGCTCATATAGCCGGGATACGATGCTGCCCGCATCTTGTGCCGACGACGCGCCCATCAGCGCTCGACCGGCCTTCTGCTCATTGCCGCGTCGAAGTTCGTAGTCGGCGAACTGAAGCTGCTGATCAAGCGTCGATTTTCGGATGTCGATGCCAAATAGTTTTTTGAATTCTTCCTGCCGGTCCTCGTGCCATTGCCCAATGCCGTATGCGTGGCCATTGTCTCCCACTGCGTTCGGATCGAATAGACTCTCCTGCCAGAAGTTCGCCGCCAGGCCGGCTGCCTGCTCCTTCGTCCACCCCATTTGCTTCAACCTGGCGACAACACCAGCGGTTTGCGCGTCGTTTGCAGCGCCTGCGCGTCGACGATCACCTATGGGATCCCCGGTCCATTGCTGTCTAGGCTTGGCTTGATGCAGCTTCAGTTCCTCGTCTTCGCCAGTATTCAGCCCTTTCGAATGAAGCAACGCGAGCACCGCCGCCATGACTGGACCACCAGCTAGCCGCGCGAGTGCCGCGGCAGCGGTCGGGGCCGTGGTCGTAGCCAGAAGCGTCAGATTCGCGATAAGGCTGAGCACACTGGCGAGCGGCCCCGCAAACGAAATTGCCGCGATCGCGATCGCAATCCCCTTCACACCACCGATCGCATCTGCGAACTTACCGATCTGGCTAGTTGTCTTGTCCCAATCTACATTGCCAACCCACTTCGCGAACTTCTCGACGTATTCAGCTACCTTCGTAGCAACCACATCGCCATACTTGTCGATGAGCCTGCCGACCACATCGAGCACCCGCTGAACAGCCGGCGCGAGCGCCTCCCCGAATGAATATTTGAGGCGCGTTGCTGAAGCTTCGAGCTTCAGCATGTTTTCATTGAACTGCTGACCACGCGCGAGCTGCTTGTCATCGAAGACAAGACCCATCGTTTTCGCGCGATTGACGAATTCGTTGATCCCTTTCTCCCCCTTCTGCAACAGTGGGAGCAATGATTCCACGCCGAACACGCCAGCAATCAACCCTTGCGCCTGAACGTTGCCCTTCTGGGCGACAATGGCGTTCGCCACTTCCCGCAGCGCGCGCGTCGCATCGACGGCGCCGTCCTTCGTGCGATGGAGTGTGATGCCGAACTTATGCATCATCACGAGCGCGTCCTGGTTGCGCCCGAATGTTGCATCCTCAAGCGTACGACCGAGCGACTTCAAGCTTCCTGTCATGTCTTCAGCGGACAGGCCGGCAAGCTTCGCCGCACTGCGATATGCCTGCAGATCCTGCGTCGACACACCGAGAACGCCCGACGTGCGCTGGACTTCCGCCCCCATCCGGCCCCACTCGTTCGCGAGAAGCGCAATCCCGGCGACCGAACCAAGCCCGGCGATGCCAGCGAGCGGCGCCACAACGCTGAGAAGGCTTTTCCCCGCGCCGACAGCTGCATCTCCGATGCTCTTTACGCCCCGAGCGACACGGGTAAGACCGGTCTCGTCACTCAGCCTCTTCAGAGACGAGCCGAAATCGGAAAATGGTTTTTTTATCTTCTCCGTCGCCTCATTCAGTTTCGCTGCAGAGGCAGTGACACGATCAATCGGCTTCGTCACGCGCGCGAGCGCCGCTTCGATCTTCTTAGCGACGACAGATGCTTTGTCTGATGCACTGATCGTAATCTGATATGCGGCACCTGCGCCCATCACGACTCCATTTGCTTTTTGATGCGTTCAGCCTGCCCCAGCCACCAGGCGAGCCGCGAAAGAGGCAACGTCCATGCCTCATGCGGGCCCCAGCGGAAGAAGTAGGTGACCTCGGCGACTATTGATCCGCAGCCGTCGGGCCATCGTCGGTAAAACCCCCGAGATACTCGTTCGCCTCCGTGAAGTCACGTTGCGACAGCTTCTCGACGGCAGCTTTCGGCACGCCCGAGATCAGATGAATCAGCATGATGCCGATGCCAATGTTCGACGTCGCGGCCATCGCTTTATCAAGCTCGCCGGCGGTGGGCTCACGCAGGTTCAGCGAGTCGTAGACGACTTCCGTCTCACCCGAGCCGAGCTTGACCGGCTTCCGGAGCTTGATAGTTTTTTCTTCGGGTTGGTTCATGATTTAGCTCGTCGTTTCCGAGACTGCAGGACCTTCCCATTTCACCTCTACGGTTGCGTCCGTAGATTTGACAGTTTGGTCTTCGACAGTCCACATGTTGCGGCCGATGATCGTCTTTCCGTTCGCAAGCTGCGCGACGATGGTGACGTTGTCCATTGCGTTCAGGTCAGCAATCGTGAGGCTGCCGGTATCGCGCAGCGTGCCTGAGATCGAGCCGACGCGTTTCTTCTCGCTGAAACCGTGCACGTCATCCATGCCGACCAGAGATTCGCGCGTGACCTTCGACGGGTTGTATTCGAAGTCGCCGACGAGTAGATAGTTCTGCCCGTCCACCGTCAAACTGGCGGTACCGGCGAGGCGATTTGGGTTTGCCATTTTTGGCTCTCCAGAAATGCGAAAGCCGCCCGAAGGCGGCTCTCAGCGGTGCGGTTTTGACTTAGCTCAGACGGAACTGGCCGAGCAGCGCGAAGATGCGCAACTGGTCGATCAACGTGCCCGGCCACAGAACGTCGATGCGATTCGGGTTGCTGGCGTTTTGCTGCACGATTAACGCCTGCGCGAACGCCTTACTGTTTTGAACGTAGCCGTTGTATTCCTGCTCCTGGAACTTCGCGATGATGGCCGCCTTGATGATGCTCGGCGTCACGATGTTCGAGCCAGGCGCGAAGCGCGTGCCGTCGGCTGCGAGCTTCATTCGCGCAAACTGGCTCGTGACCATCGACGCATAGTCACGCAACAAGAACGCGAGCGTGAACAGCGTCTCGACTTCCAGATACGAGTTGTCGGGCTGCCCGAAGCTGTTCGTCTGGTACGTCGTGATCAGGTTTTCGATCGCCACCGTGCCGTCCTGTGCGACGGTGAACGTCGAGATACCGTCGTACAGCAGCGTATTGCGCTGGCTGAGGTTGAAGCGCGATTGCAGCGGCGGCGCCAGCACGCCCTGAATCACTACCGTTTGCAGCGGCGTCGCAGGGTCAGCGCGCAGCGAGACAGCTGCGGCGCCGGCCAAGCCTGCCGCCCACTGCCAGTTCGGCGTCGGCGAGTCATTGAAACCCATGATGGTTTCGTGCTGATTGTTCCGCGCGAGGCCCAGCGTCGTCTGCGATGCGAACGTGCCGCGATACGCCGTGAACATGTGGCCATAGACCTGTTGCTGCCAGCTCCAACGACCCGTCGTGTCGTTGAGGAACGACTTCAGCGCGTCGAGCGATGTCGTGTCGGTATACGGGCACACGATGAAGTCGAACGGCATGTCGAGCAGGTTGCCGAGCGCCGTCGTCAGCGTCGGATTCGTCGCGCCACCCGCCATCGCAGTGATCGTGAACGTCAGGCCTGTCGGTGTCGCTTCGCCGCCGGCCGTGCCCTGATAGTTGACGCGGATGTCGATGTCGTTGCCGCACAGCCCCTTGTTATCGGCTGTCAGCGTGACGGTGCTCGTCGACGCAACGGCCGTGACCGGCATAGCGGCGATCGCATTGATCGCCGCGGCGACGGCCGTTGCGATCTGGGCCGTCGTCTGCGTGGACATCACCGGGACCGAAACGAGCTGGCCGGCGATGTACAGCGAGAGCGTACCGTTCGCCGTCGGCGCCGCTGTGAACGCAATCGAACCCGTCGCCGCAGTCGAGCCTGCCGCATCGGCAAGCGGCAGATACCAGACCTCGCCGAACGAATCGTTCGCCTTGTATGCGGTGGTCATCAGCGCGAGCATCGAGCTTGCGCCGCCCTGCACCGCCGCATCGGCAGCGCCCGACGAGATGATAGGAACGTTCGGCGTCGCAATACCGGAAGACGTGATCTGGCCGATGATCAACGCGCGCTGATTGGCCTGCGCCGTGTTCGCGTGCGAGTTGTCGAGTTCCGCATAGAACAGCGGCACCCGGATATTCTGGGGAATCTGCTTGAATGGGATCACGGTCACTTGCTCCGGGCTGGCGTCGTCGACGCGGGTTCATCAGCGAGAACAACGTCGCCATCGTTCAGGCAACGGGTCCAGAAAATGTCGCCATCGGGCACCTCAATGCCATCGGCGGGAAGCAATTGCTTCGTCACCGGATCCCGTACGGACAGGCCCGGTGCAGGTTTGATGCGCATGAGGCGCTCCTATTGGGGGAGTGTGATCTCGAAGCCAGGCTGGATCGTGCCGTCCGGCTCTTCAACCGCGAGAGTCAATTCCGTGAGAGGCGTCACAGGGATTGGGAAGAAGTCTTCCGGGCCCTGATAGAACTTCACTTCGATCTGCATCGAGAGCTCGGCCATTGGCATCGAGCCTTCTGAGTTCGACATCAGGTCGGACTCGACGGATGTGAACTGCTCAATCCGTTGCCCGCCATTCGGATCAGCCCAGATGGCCGGATTGTTGATCAGCGCCACCTCGATCTGCGCCTTCAGTCGTTCTGCGGCCATCAGCGCATCTGCCGCGCCGAGATCACCGACGCGCGCCGGCGACTTCGTACGCGCCGTGATGTCAACTGTCGTGAAGACATTGAACTCTGGGACATTTGGTCCAAGAGATTCCTTCCGCTCTCTCCTCGCATGCACGAGGATCGCGGGATATGCATCACCTGCTGTCGGCCAGTCGAACGGCGAATAGACCGCCTGCCCTGCATCCGTCGCCCCCTTGAGTGCCGTCACAAACAATGCACGAAGGTCCGCCGATGTGGTCACGGAGAATTCACCTTGCTGAGAAGTAGTTTTGCACCGCCGCGGCTATCCAGACGCACCTCCCGGACAACGAATGTCGTATTGACGCTCGCCACTGAAAGCATGTCGTTTTGAAAAGGAATCACGGGGAACTGAGACAACTGGACGCCGAGGACGGCCGACACTTCCGTTACGCCTGACGATGCATCCTCGAACATCACTTCCTTGAGATACGCATTGTCGAATACGCCGGTGATCGACAGCGACCCGCCGGCGAGCGGCCGGTAGGTGATCGGCTCGCCGAAAACACCCATCAGCGGGCCGATCACCTCGGCATTCCAGTTTATGGGCATGTCTTACGCTTCCGATCGCCCACCAACAAGCACTTCGGGGCGGACACACAAATACAACGGATATGCGTACGCTTCCATCTTCCACCACATGCGTCGATCACGGTCGATGATCGGCAGCACGTAGACAGGTGCGCCCGGCTGATTGACGAACTCGGCGGATTCGCCCGGTGCCATCACCTCCTGGAAGATGCCTGGAGCGTTGACTGGGAAGAACTTGACCTTGTCGTCGGCGATCTTGACGGTGGTGTTGTCGTCCGATCCGCGATAGTTGACCCACGTGATGCCATCGAACTCGAACGAACCGAATGCATCGCCGAAGGCATCGTTGCGGAGTTCACGCGCGTCGCTCCAGTTGACGAATGTGCGGATCACGTCCGGATGGTTCGACAGCTGGTCGTAGAACACGTCACCGCACAGTGCCATGATCTGCGTTTCGTTCGTGAACGCACCTTGGGCCTTGCGGGCCATGTAGCGCTTGATGCCGTTGATGATCGGGCGAAGACTGTTGGCCACGCCGGCAGCCAGGTTGAACCCGACTTCCGTCGCCTGCGTGATCTGGAACTCGTCGAACCAATTGTAGAGAACGCTGCCGTCCTTCGGATCGAGAACCATGCCTTGCACGGCTGCGAGGCGCAGATATTCCTTCGTGTACTCGACGCTCGCAAGCAGGCCGGTCGGGCCTGCGAGACGACGCGCAACTTCGCGCTCGAGCTGCATCGGTACGGTCACGATTTGACCCGTCGGGCCTTCCGGAAACTCGCGGATGTTCTGGATTTCGTACGTGTAGATCGTGTCGTCGTGCATCAGACGCGGCACGTCGAAGTAGCGCATCTTGCGGCGCTCGGTCGTACGCTGCGTTCCTTCCGTGCCGCGCTCGCTGAAACCGATCAGCTTCAGCGTGCCGGTGCGCTCTTCGACCGACACGGCCGTCGTGCGGATCGGGTTCGGATCGAAGATGTTCAGACGACCCAGCGCGCCCGGCTGGTAGGGGTTGCGTTGCACACCCTGCGTGAGGGTCAGCGCGCTGAATGCGTCGCTGTTGAAAATGTCGATGATTTCGCCGGCCATGGCTTATTCCTAAAAAAAGAAAAGCCGCCTTGGTGGCGGCCTCAATGCATTCACGAAATGCCGCGCGAAGGCGGCGTTTGGTCAGGTGGCGATCAGCGCGTGATGATGGTCAGTGCCTTCAGCTGCGCAAGCGCGGCGGTGATCGCCGCGACGCTCATGCCCGTCGGCCACACCAGTTCCGATGCGTTGACTTCGGCGAGACGCACGACCACCGCGCACGGCTTGTCCGCGCTCGTGACGTCCTTCGTCGCAAACAGAATGCCGCTGGGCACTTGCGAGCCGTCGACGTTTGCCGGATCGAACGGCTTATACTTGCTCGAGCCAGCCGCGACCGTGATCGTGAAGCTATCGCCCGGCACGAACGCGGTACCACCTGCGGTGATCGTGAACGAGAGACCGCCCGCCTTGAAGGCGACGCCCGTCGTGCCATGGCCGACTTCGGCACCCGTCGGATCGTTCACGACGAAGTGCGTCGCGTCATCGAATTCGACGGTGTAGACACCCGCCTTCGCGGCGTAGCCTGCAACGCTGAGCGAGCCGATCGTGCCGTTGCCGGTGTTCGCGCCCGCAGCCGATGCGATCGACGGATTGCCAAGCGTTGCCGTGGTCGTCAGCGTAAACGAGTCGCCTGCCGCGAACGGCGTGCCGCCGGCGGTGATCGTGAAGCCGATGCCGAGACCGCTGAATGCGCTGCCGACAGCGCCGGTCGCCGTCTGGCCGTTGGGTGCGGTCACCGTGAACGCCGACGAGCTCGTGAGCGTCACGAGGTAGGCACCGATCATTGTTGCGGGCGCAGACTGCGGCGTGATCGCGCCAAACGTGCCATTGCCGGTGTTCGTGCCGAGCGCCGCCGCGACTGCGGTCAGGGCCGACAGGATGGTGCCGAGCACCGTACCTGCCAGCACCTTGACACCGCCGGTCAGCGTGCCCTGCTCGATCGATTGATGGCCGTTCGCCTGCGAGACGAGAAAGCCACCGTTGTGCCAGTTCTCTTGAAACGGCGTGTAGGTCGGGATACCCATGATGGTTCAGTTCCTTTGGGGCAGAAGGTTGATCAGCGGCGGGACGGGTTTGCAGCCTTGAGGTTCTCGTCCCAGCGAGCCGCCAAAGCCTGCTGACGAGACGGCTTGGTGCCACCATCGGCGCCGAGGTTCGGATTGCGCGCAGCGCGGTTCGAATGCACTGCCGACGCCGGCGCGGGCGTACCTTCCAGCGTCGCGATCGCTTCTGCGCGCGTCATGCGGGTCTTGAACGCCAGGTTGGCAGCGAGCACCGGATTGCGGGCTGCGGCCTTCGAACCCATGATCGCGGCGCAGCGAGCCTGTTCGCGGCGACGCGCGCGCGCGGCCGAGCTCTTCCCGCGCATCTCGCCTTCGTCGTCTTCGGCATCCGGATCGCTGTCGTCTTCTTCGGCGTCCGGATCCTTGTCGTCGTCTTCTTCTGCGCGCCTGCCCTTCTTGCCTTTGCCCGAGTCGTTTTCGACATCGTCGTCTTCTTCGTCCTCGGCATCGAGCTTGTCATCGTCATGCTCTTCAGCGCGACGGCCTTTCTTGCCCTTCGAATCGCCGCTGTCGCGGTCGTCGCGGTTATGTTCGTCCATCTCATCGTCTTCCGCGCGCTCGTCGTCTTCACGACGGTCGTCTTCTTCGGCTCGCGCGCCGCGGGAAGTGATGCCGGCGAGATGGGCGAACGAGAGCCCGCGCGCCGCGAGGGTGCGAATCTTCATGTGTGAAACCTCTTGGGGTTGGGATATGTCAGCCCAGCTCAGCGAGCAGGGATCGAAGCGCTTCGTCCGGCGCCATCACGGCGTCAGCGAAGCCGATCTCAACGCCTTCAGCGCCAAGAAAGGTGGTCGCCTGCGTGCCACGCACAATGGCTACAGACAGTTTTCGGTTGCGCGCAACCGTCTTCACGAAGAGCTCGCCCATCGCGTTGACGTCAGCCTGATAGCGCGCGAGCGCTTCATCAGACAGCGGATTGAACTCGTTGCCGTCGGCTTTGCGTGCGCCGTAGTGAATCATCGTGACAGCAATGCCTTCCTTGGCTAGGGCCTTGGAAAAATCAACGTGAGCACAGATAACCCCGACCGACCCTGTTCCGCCCGTGCGCGGCACCGTGATCTTGTCGGCCGCGCTCGCGATCGCGTACGCCGCGGAGTAGGCGCTCTCGGAGAGCACCGCCCAGATCGGCTTCTTGCCGCGCGCGCTGTAGATCGCGTCGACCAGGTCGAAGCAGCCCGCGACCTCTCCACCGCCACTGTCGATGTCGAGCATGACAGCGCGCACCGCGGGGTCTTCTAGCGCCATGCTGAGATTCGCGCGAATCCCGTCATATCCCGTCATCCCGCAGGTCGGGCGCATATATCCCGATTTCTGAACCAGCGTGCCAGAGATCGGAATGATCGCCACGCCCTGCACGATGTCGTAATAGCGATAGTCGGGTTCTTCGTCACCCTCATCGAGACCGAACTCGCTTAGGGCCAACGTCTGGCCGTTCGCGCGGAACAGCTTCGTGATGCCAAATCTGTCGGCGAGCGCCGCCATAACCATCTCAGCCTTTGCGGGCGTGATGGCGAGCGGCGTGTTGAAGAGTCGCTGAGCCAAGAAAGGAAGGTTGTTCATAATTCCTGATCCGCTGCAGTGCGTTTGGCGGCGAATTGAGCTCGAGTCCGGGCAGCTTGTGCCGCGCGCAGTTCAGGCGTCCATTTAGCGCGCTGCGCAACTGAATGCCTCGCTTTCCACTCCGGGTCGGACATGGTTTTCTTGAGCCGCTCCTTGTGCGCGGCGATGCGCTCCGGCGTCATTTGCAATCGAACCTGCGCAGCGCGCGCCGCACGCCTTTCCGGCGTCCAAACTTCAGCCTGCTTTGCCCGCTGACGAGCAAGCATTTCGGGCGTGTTTGCAAGCTCGGACCTTCGAGCACGCTCTTCTGGCGTTTGCCGAGCAGCCATCTTTGCGGCGAAGGCCGCTCTACGCTCAGGAGTCCACCCGCTCTTTACTTTCTCACTGAGGTGCCTCCTGTACTCAGAGGTCATTCGCATGGATTGGCGCTGTGACATCCCGCGCCTCTGCGTCTCTGAAACTTCGATACCGGGAGAACCCTCGCCGCCATCTGTCTGATTGGTCAAATCACAGCCTGCAGCGCGATAGTGTGCGATCCAGAACTGCTCACGCTCGGCCCAGTCGGCGCCAGCTGTCGCGATGCACTCAATGACCGGCTCGAACCCAGCTGCCATGAGCCCGGCAATCCAGCAATCGCGATGTGTTCTCTTCGCGGCGCTTCGGAGCATGTGCGCGCTCAGCCTTCGAGCGAGGGTCTGCACTGTTTTTCCTACGTACCGAACGGCACCCGTGCGCGGATCACGAAGCACATAAATCTTCGTTTCTTTTTGCATTCTTGTCAGGGCTGAAACGAAAAACGCGCCCTCATAGGGCGCGTCAACGATTATTGTGGTTGAGGCTCTGGCTCCGGCTTGCTCGCCTCCGCTGCCGCGACCTGGCCGGCCCAACTAGGCGGCTCGACGCCGGCCTCTTTGAATATCTTTAGTTCGATGGCGCGCTGCTGGATAACTTCTTCGTAGTCCAGGCCCTGTTCTGCGGCTTCTCGCTTCAGAGTGCTCAGCCCCGCATCCATTCGCATTACCGATCCGCTCGCCTCTTTCACTGGATCAACCCAACCGCGAGCTACTCCAAGCCAGTCACAACGCGAATATGCTGTGGCAGCTTCGATGAAATCCGGTGCGCCGTTCGGCAGAACATCGTCGAGGTCCCCTCGCTCCATCGCCTCCTGCAGCCACGTCGCGAACAATGGGGTCGCAGAGCCAACCTTGAATTCAGCATTGCGCCGGCTGAGCGTCTTCCAGCTCTCAAGCAACGCAGCGCGCGCGCTCGAGTAGTTGGTTTTGCTCCAGTCCTGCGTAATTTGTTCAGCAGAGACGCCGAGCGCGGCCGCGATCGAGCGCAGCATTTCATGCGCGAACTCGCCGAAGCCGCTGTGCGGATGTGCTGCGTTGACCTGCTTGATTTCCTCGCCGGGAGCGAGCGTCGGAACGCGAACGCCGTTGAGCATCGCGGGCCGCTCCTTCGCCCAGTCAGCGCGCAGCTCCTGGTAATAGCCGATTTCCTCCTGCTCAGCGCCATCGGAATCCATGGCGGCTTCGATCATCGCCGGATCGTATGGGCTCGTGACGTACGTGCCGAAGATCGTCGCGACGGTCGCAGCCTGCAACTCGACGCCGTAGTAGCGGGCGAGCATCTTCGCGTGCGCGAGAACTGGCGTGAACACACCGATGCCGCGGCTTTGTCCGGCGCGATCACGCTCGAAGTCATGAATCACGCGTCGCCAGCCGTCTTCATCCTCGCGCTCGACACGCTCCCATTCCATCGACTCAACTGCGTTGTACCAGTCGTTCTGGTGCGCCTTGCGGATGTGATACGCGAGCGGCACGCCGTCGTCGTCGATCTCGACGCCGCCGCGCAGATGCTTCGTATCGACCATCTGGTATGGATTCGACAGCCGGTCCGGATCGACAACAAGGAAGGACGTCGCGTACTGAGCGGCGCCCCTGCCGACGCGCTCCGGCTTCCAGTACGAAACAAAAAGTGCCTCGCCGTCGACGAGCTTGTGACGCAACCCGAGCCGCAGTTGCTGCGAGATCGTGAGTTGACGCGACACGTCGTTGTATCGGCCGAGATCCTCCGAGTACAGGCGCCACAGCGCTTCAACAGCCTGCCGAAAATCGTCGGCCCAGTTTGCGTCGAAGCCTTTCGCGAAGCGACGCAATACCCGCCAGTCTGGACTAGCCGACAAACGCAAATGCGCGCCGACGGTGTTGTCCAGAATGCGAGTGACGCCGCCGCTCGCCCATCCGTCATTCCGCGCGAGATCGCGCGAACGCGCGACCATCTGGTCGCGATAGAGGTTGATTTCCGAATCCGGCGACCGGATCCACGGAAACCAGCTTCCCATCTCGGGCGACGTCAGCGATGCGGCCTCATACGGAAACAGGCTCGCATATGGCGGCCGCGCAAAAGCTGGCGGCCCACCTTCTCCGGAATCCGCGCGCGCACGTCCGCCCGCTGGCAGGTCCGCAAACGGCTTGCCAGTCGAATCGACGATGAGTGACATCAGAAGTAAATCCTGCGTGCGTGTGGATAGTGACTGATGATTCCGAGAGCCTTCTGCAGCGTCTGGATGCTGCGCATGATCTGCGCAATGTCGCTTTGCTGGTATGTGACCGACTTCGTGCCGTCGCCTTGGTTGTACGTGGCCGTCACGATCTTCGAGCCCGACGACAGGTCGAAGTAAGCTGCCTGAAGCGCGGCCAACCGCGACTGCATGTCCGCAGTGCTCATTCCATCCGTGATAGCCATTTCGTTCCTAAGCGAGTCGACCCGTCAGTTTCTTTCGGGCTGGTTTAGCCTCAACCGGTGCCGGCACTGGCGAAGGCTGTGCAACTGGCTGCGCCGCGGGTTGCGGCACCCATGCTTGCTGCGAGGCGTCGTAATCAAGTGGCTGCGCAACCAGATCCGCACGCCGGTTCAGCTTCAGACCCAGATGCGTCAGACCGCAAAGCGCGGCATACGCATATACACGGCAGTCAAGCGCTTCGTTCGCGCGGCCCGACGGCAATTCCCACACCCGATACTTCTGGCCGCCCGATACCTTCACTACGGATCGTTCCGACGTGAGCTGCTCGAAATAGCCGATGTCGCGATCGTTCGGGAAATGCATGAAGCCCGCGCCCGGCTCTTCGACGTGCAGACGGTTTCGGATCGTGTCCTTCGCCGCGTTGACGCCGATGATCACTGGCCGGAAAGAGGCTTTCGTCTTTCGCGTCGGCCTCTTCACAGGCCAGATCGGATTGCGCTTGCCGCTGACCGCCGACTCGCCCTTGATCGCCCAGACCTTGCGGCCGAGACGCGCTTTCGAGAAGTCGTAGACCTTCTGCGTGTGGTGGCCGCCGGAGTCGATACAGACCGCCATCGCTTCGAAGGGTCGCCCATCCGCGCGATGCCAGATGCGATTCAGCAGCGCATCGAGCCGCTCCCACGGCTCGGGCGTTTCCATATCGCCTTCGATCACCTCGTAGGCGATCGACCAGCTCTCTTCGTTGCGCCCCCAGCCGACGACTTCGACTTCGAAGCGATAGTCCTGCGTATCGACGCCGACCGTGATCACCGCGACGCCGTTGGGCACTTCCGCCGCCCAGCGCTCACCGCGCGCGACGAGCGCCTCGAGGCGCAGCACCTTGCCCGAGTTCGGGCGATACGGCATGCCGGCCTGAGTGTTCCACCAAGTCTGCTTCTTTTCTTCGTCGCCTTCGGCCTTCAACCACTTTGCCGCGATGTCTGACGGCTTGTCCTTCTGCCACGGGCTGTAGAGCTTGCTCGCCTGGAAGCCAGCATGCTCGTTATCGACCTTCCACTCGCCGCACTCCGGACACTTGGCGCGATACACCGCGTGGCGATCGCTTTCCCACCAATCCCAAACTGCGGCGATTGCCGCGTCAGTCGTTGCATCGCGCGAATCTTCCGGCCCGCGCCACGCGCGCTCGTATGCGTCGAGCGGCACATGTCGGGCACCGCAGCATTCAAACGGGCGCGTCTGATGCCAACGCGCCGTCTGCAACGCGCGCAGCCGATCACCTTCCGACCAGATCTGGCCACATGCCTCGCACGAGATACGCGCGGTCTTCGGGAAGTGCTCGACGACATTGCCGCTGTCGTCGCGACGCTTGTCCCACTCGACGTGCTTGAAGAAGTCGGGGAACATGCGGTGCCCGCAATGCGGGCACGCGATCGACGCGCGGCGCTGATCCGATTCCTTATAGCTGGCCTCGATCCGGCTCTCGTCCTCGACTGTCGGCGAGCATGCGCGAATCGACAGCCAGTTCACGCCGAACGTTGCCGTCCGCTCCTCAGCCAGCGCAATCGGCTCTCCTTCGCGCGTCACCGGATACTTGTCGACCTCGTCCGCGAGGATCACGCGCACCGGGCGTCGCGCGAGGTTGTCGGGGCTACCCGCGCCGGCCAGCGCCAGAAAGCCTCCGGGGAACGCCTTGAACAGCAGCGTCTCGTCGGCATTGCGCGTCTTGCTCGTACCGACGATCTCGCGCAACACGGGCGTCACGCGGATCAATGGACTGATCCGTTCTTTACTGAACTGCTCGGCAGCGTCCTCTTTCGGCTGCAGCAGCAGGATCGGGCAAGGATCCAGGTGCGCGAAATACCCGAAGACGTTCTCAAGCAGCGCGGTCTTCAGCAGCTGCGTGCTCACCATCGTCGTGATGACGTGCACACCCGGCTCGGTCACTGCGAGCATCGGCCCGCGCGCGACCTCAACCGTCGACGTTTCCCAGTTGCCTGACGTGCTGCCAGCCTCCTTCGCGAGCTTCCGATACGTGTCTGCCCATGCCGGCACGCTGATGCGCGGCGGCGGCGTCCATGCGCGGCGTACGGACGCACGCAGCCGGTCAGCCTTCTCGTTCCGAGAAATTGGCTTCTGGTTCGCCGAGTTGGGCAATATGCTTGTGGACATGCGCGGTTAGGGTCTCGACAACCCGGTCGGCCTCGACGCCCAGATCGGCTGCCAAGATCGGACCTACTCTGGTCGGCCAGTTAAGCCACGCATCGCGCTGTGCCCGGAATTCCTCGAAGAGGATCGCAGTTGCGGTATCCAGCTCGACGAGCGACCCGGACTTTCGTTCGTACTCGAGCTGAGCCATCAGCCCGAGATAGTTCTCTTTAAGGCAGCGAGCATCGTCGAAGGTAAGCAACTCGACGTTGCCTGAAAGGATTCGCCCGGCTACCTCGCTCACGCTCTCCCCATCTTCGAGCGTTACCCCTTTCGCCGCCTGGGTAACAGACTGACGCCTGTTACCCTTGGCCGTTTTCTTCATGGGCTGGGTAACAGCGGGAGCGCCGTCGCGACGGTATCGGATGAGGTTCGCGTTCGACGCCTTGACATCGATCGCATCGCCCGCAAACACAAGCCAGCCGCGCTCCTTCCACTTCGTCACCGTCTTGCGACTGACGCCATGGAGTGCCGCGAACTCGCTCTGATTCATCGCCCAGTTCTGTTACCTGTTACCCAAATTTCAAAACTCAGCGCTGGTGGATTTTCGCGAGTCTTCGCTTCCGCCCGGAGCAAATGCTCCCGGAAGGACCCTGAAAGTCAAAAGCATGCTTTTCACCAGAATGGCGCACGCGGCGCACCTTCCCTGGTCCGCGCGTGTTAGCGCTTCGACGCGATGAACGCGAGTTCGTGCTTCAGGATTTGCGGGAACTTCTCACGAATCTTCTTCATCAGCGCCTTCTGCACCGCGTCGTTCGCGAGCGATTGCGGGATCGATGGGCCAAACAGTTCTTTGATCGGCAAGCCCGTGCGGACGACCTTGCCGTTGCGCATGACCTTCTTGTGCGTCTTGCCTGTGCGCTCGAAAACGCCTTTGTGGCCGTTCCGCATCGCTGCGATGAACGCGTGACGCAGAACGGTTCGACCAGCCTTTACTTGCACGCTTACACCGCCCTTGCCTTGTCGCGCGCTGTAATTGATCAGCGCAACTGGGCGCCCGGTCGATTTCAGCACAGCAACCAGATTGCCACGCGACGCCTTCTGGACCACGAACGAGCTTTTGATCGCGCTCGACTTAATGTTGTAGCCAGCCGAGCGCACTTCCTGGGCGGCGGCCGTTCGGGCCTGCATCGCCGTCTTGTTTAATGCTCTCACAACGGCTTTCTGTTGCTCGCCAACATAGCGCGTCAGGCTTGCCGTCACGCCCCTTACGTCGGCTCGCACGTCCAGTTTGAGCATTTCAGGCAATCAGCCGTTTCAGCCACGCGGCCGGCAATACATCAGGTCCAGGATCAGCAACATAGAGCGGCACATCGACCATCATTCGAGACGGCACGCCGGGCGCGAAAGCGGTCACACTCACGAGTGCGATGGCGTTTTCCGGCAGAAGAACAGGATCGATAGTCGCGTCCGCGATGATCGCGGCCACCTTGCGCTTGCCGTTCAGCCAAAGCGGAGAACGCACAAGCGCAGATTCCGCAAGCAACTCGTCAATGCTGAAACGTAGGGCGCTCGCCTCTGCCTTCTTCGGGGAACGCGCCATCTCAGCACCAGAAATAAAAACGCCCGGAAGACCGGGCCGAAAGTCGATCGCTCGACACGAGGAGATCCAACGAGATCGAAACGCCAAAGCAAAAAGCCCGCTGACCTCTCGATCAGCGGGCTTTCTCTGGGCGCATCTTCCCGGGAATGAAATATACGCTGCTTTTCCCGGGTTTACAACCCTTTTTTTATTCCATCCTCAACACCGCAATCCGGCGTGCGCGCGCGAACGCGGCAGACCTCAAGATTTCCCGCGCCCGACGCCGTTCAATCTGCTCCGGCGAGTCTGTGGAATCGTCCTTCTCTTCGTCGGCTTTCAGCGCTTCTTCCTGATCGAATTCACGCATTGCAACAACCGCAGCCGCCACTTCCTCAGTCGAAGGCGAACAAGAAAGCCGCCAGCCGGCCAACGATCCGCAGCGCAAATAGTCAGCCGCCTCCCGAGCGTGAGCGGCACTCGCCAATCCATGTACGGAAGCGAGAAGCACGTCGCCATCGAAAATCTCAACGCTCCACGAGCCGCCTTCACTACTCACTTGGCACTTGATAACGTCCCGCATCAATCCTCCCTATTCATCCGGCACTTCTTCCCCAAACTTCGATGCCACACAGGCGCGCATGGCGGCGATCAGCAAGGTTTCACCGTACTGCTCAACTGGGAATGCACCGGGCCGGAGCCCTTCATCCATGTATGCGGACCAACGTAGGTGATTCACGCTCTGTGGCACGATCTGAATGCGCGCTCGCTCGATGATAGGGCCTCCGAGCACCCAGCTTTCGGACGGATTGAACCAAACCTGAATAGATCGTCGCGGACGCACATCTCTCCAGCGACATCAAGCCGGTCGTGCAAAACAAGGTGCGACGCCTCAATGCCTTCTGCACGCGCCACCCAATAATCGAGTAGCGCACCACTCAATTCACTGATTTTCATGTTTGGATTCCTCCGACTCTAAAGGCCGGAATTCGGTGAAATGGCGACCTTTCGAGCCGCACCGGTCGAAGATGATGGCGAAGATGTGCGGGACGTATCGCTGACGCGCGACAGCTGCGCGATCAGTATATCGGACCGGCTCTCCCGTGATGAGGCTCGTTCGATCCATCGTGCTCGGATGAAGGCAGAGCGCCATGCCCGGCTGAGGAATCGCGATAGGCACATTCTTACCTTTGGGCACCGGCGGCAGCGCGTTCCGGTCGTAGTATTGGCAGTTGATGCAGAGCTTCATGCAACCTCTCCAAACAAATCCTGCTGGCAATCTCGCCCCACTTGCTCGAGTGCTGCGGCAGCGATGCATTCCTGCTCGTACTGGATGCGCGCCCGCGCGATCTCAACATACTCGGGCGTCGCCTCGATACCGATGAACCGGAATCCCTCGCGCGTGCATGCCTTCCCCGTCGATCCGGAGCCCATGAACGGGTCGAGCACGAGGCCGCCGGGCGGCGTCACCAAGCGCACCAAATAACGCATGAGCTCCGTCGGCTTCACGGTCGGATGATGGTTGCCGTTTCGCGCCGGCCAGTCGGCGTCCTCGCGCTCGCGCATCGTCGCCCCCTTGGCGACTACCGGCGTATCGCTGCCGCCGACGCCGTCGTTTCGGTCAGCGCGGGATGCCTTGGCGCAATAGAAGAAGCGAGCGGCCGATTCGTTAACCTCGTCGCGCGGCATTGCGCCACCGCTGCCGCGCGCCATCGCGCCGTAGACGTTCTGCGTTTTCCTGCTGCTGCTGCTGCTCGCGCGTGCGATCTGCCCCGGCGCATCCGGGAACGCGCCCAACACCTCGTCGCTGCCGTCGTGGATCACGTTCGCGGGCCAGCGTCCGGCCTTCATCTCGCCGCGATAGTCGACGTCCTGCTTCCAGTTCCCGTTGGCATTCACTGACGCGCCTGGCGCGAAGCGCTTCACGGTGTACGGGCCGCCGAGCGCATCGTCTGCATGAACGCGGCATGCGTCGATGTTGAGCGCGCCGGTACCGTGCGCGAGCACGTTCGCGGCAACAGTGCCATCGAGCGGCTTTCGCGCGACGCAGATCGGCTCGTGCGCCGGCTTCAGCGCAGTGCCCCAGCCTTCCCATTGCCGTGCTTCGTCAGTCGTCGGTGCCCATGCACCAAGTGAGCCGTTCATAGCCGACGCAGCGCCGTGATCGTAATTCGCGCGGCCGCGGCCGGATGGCACATAGTCGTCGCCCATCGCCATACGCCGAATGTCCTCCGGCCGACCATTGCCGGATTCGATCGCCTTCGCGACGTTCAGTGATTTCGGGAACCCACTGCCGTAGATCCACATGATCTGGTCGCGCAGCTCGAAGCCGGCGTCCTCGATCGCGCACGCCATGCGGTGATAGGTGCGCGATCCGCTGAACGCGAGCAGATGGCCGCCGGGCTTCAGCACGCGCAAGCATTCGGCCCACACGCTGACGTCGTTCGCGATGCCGGATCGATCCCAGTCACGCCCCATGAAGCCGAGCTCGTACGGCGGATCGGTGACGATCGCATAGATCGACGCGTCCGCAACCCCCTTCAGTACTTCGCGGCAGTCGCCAAGATGCAATGTGGCGTCGCCAAGAGTGATTGAAGTCATGCGGTTTCCTCAATCTTGACGAGACGCCTGGAAACAAGCATCGGCAAGAGCGCCTCCTTTGACACCTGATATGTCGCGTGCTGATCGCCGGCCCGGCCACTGCTCCAGACGTCCCGCCCGCATTCCTTATTCCGCATGCTCACCGAGATCGCCGCGCGCTGCTCGGCCCGCAACATGTCGATGCAGAGCTGCACCTGTTCGGCCTGCTGATCCTCTACCCATCGATCGGCCTGTTCGTCGAGCTCCTCATCGCTCATTGGCGCCTCGTAACCGCGGCAGGTTCGATCCTCAGGACGGTAGAAATGCGACAGGGTCTCCGCGTGCGATTGGCGGATCTGCCAGCGGTACCAGGTCAGCAAGAGTTCTTCGATTTGTTGGCTCTGATCGGTCGTCATGTTCGTCCTGTCTTCGAATTTGATTTTCACCGCAGAGCCGCTGCGGCTCGGAACTTGGCATAGGGGCCGCGTACGTACTGATCGAAGCGGGCTTTCGCTTGAGAATCGTGGTCTAGCTGGGCGCGGCTCTCGATGCAGCAGCGCGCGCGGACGAACTCGGCAGCGTCGGTCGACGTGTTCGCCGGCTGCCCGATCGAGCGCATCCATTCGAGAAATGCCGGTTCATTCGCCCAGCGACCGGCAAGGTTCGCCAGCGGGCCGCCCTTCAGTTGTTGAGCGACTGCCATCACATCACCACCGTGAAGTTGATGCCGTGGAAATAGAACCATTCGGTCAGCTGCCACCGCAGAGCCTGCAGGCGCGGAAACGGAAATTCGATTTGCTCGGGCTTTTCCGGCTCACTCTGGCCGACGAGCGGACAGCCGTCGAATGCGATCAGCGTCGCCCCGGTTTGACTGTCTATACGCTGCGCGCTCGACTCTCGCAGCGCCGCCGGCACGTCGCCGATGAAAATATAGGCAAATGCACTCACGATTCGTCCCTCACGTCCCATTCAAGCTCGCCACTGGCAATGAACGGCGCCAACGTCTTCGCGTTCCAGTTCACAGGCACTTCAACGGGATATGTGCCGTCCGGGTTCCATGCGTGCGGCGCTGCCTTGTCGCGGTATTGCTCCGGCACGATCACGTCCGCGTATATCCAAGCTGCCATGGGATGCGAAGGTGTGCCGCGGCGAATCGGGCCACGCAGGCGAATCGCCCGGCATTCGAAGGTGGCGTAGTTCTCGCGCACGTAGCGCCAATGCCGAACAGCGGGAAGAGACATCTTGACCACGAGCCTCATGCCGCTTCCGAGGATGCGTATTGCGTTTGCAGAAACATCCACGCGACCGTGTAGCAGACGGCAAGCGCGACGAGGCCAGCGTAGATGCATGCCAGGATGGTGAGGACGGAGACGACACATCCCTTTACCCAGCGGAGCCACGACAAAAGGCCCGATCTCTTCGGTCGACGCTGCGTGTTGAATATGGCGAGCGCCATGAAGACGGTGAAAACCCACAGCATCGCGACGTAAAACGTGCCAGCGCTGGCGATCCCAAGCATTTTCCACGCGGCAAAGCTTCCGAGCACCGCTGCGTCGATTACGAGAGAAATAATCAAATCCTTCATGCCGCCTCCGAGAAAAGTTCGGTGATTCCCATCTTTCGGGCCCGTACCGGCTCCCACTCTTCGAACGCCCGATCCCAGGCATCGAACTTGGCCTGCTTCGGGGTGCCGATATGGTTCTGGTCGATCCATGCGTGACACCACATGCAGCCCGGCACCGTGAACTCGTTGTCGGCCTTCATGCCAGCACCCTTCCCATGCCGGACCTGATTCGAATGGCACGGCACGACCGTGTCGTCCGCCGGGTTTAGCGGGCATACGCCGGGCACGCGCAGGTAGCAGGGCTCGCCGCGGCAGGCCGCGAGATACTTCGATCCTTCAGCAACGGTCGGTCTCTTGATCCTAGTCTTAATCTCCGTCCGGCGTTTGAGCGTCGAACTCGACGCGAGATTCTTGAACGGTGAGCTTTTGCGGGAGAACCCGCCGGACTTCAGCGGCGTTTTGCGCTGCAGCGGCGTAGAGCGCTTCACGCGGCCTCCGCTTCTTGAACCAATAGCACTTCGTCCGAAAGCACTGGCATGTCTCCGGCGAGGCCGACCAAATGCCGCGCCTGGTACACGCGCAAGCCGAGGCCGCGCGCGAGCGCCTGCTCGACATTCGCGCCTCGCGATCGCTCCCAGCCAGGCAGAAGGGCAATCCCGTCGCAGTCCACAAGCTGCTTGATGTCCGCGCGCATGCAGGCGAGCCAATCCGCACCGGCGTCAGGATTGATTTCCGCCGGATTGACGATCTCGAAGCCGAGGCCCCGAAGGCGTGACGCTTCCGCGCGGAATGCGGGAAAATTGAGATCGGCATATCCGCTCATTGGGCCAGCGAGATAGAGCCTCATGCCGGGACTCCGAAAATTGCCGCCGCGGCGATGTCGCGCTTCATCGGCCGGTTCTCGCGCCTCTGCGCATTCGCACGGCGACGCGCCATCACTCGCGTGTATTCGTCCGGCCGATTCTTCTTCAGGTCGGCCATCCGATCGCGCCACTTCTGCCCCGGCGTACGCGCGATAGGCCTCGTCGCGTCTTTCCGCTGCCCGAGTGCATAAACGCGCGCCGGGTACCCGCTTGACTCGAAACGCTCCCAACGAGAGATATGGATCTTCCCCTCCGCATGGAGCGCGTTGAGGTGCTTCATCACGGTTCGGCGCGAGAGGCCGGTCTTCGCCGAAAGCTCCACCGATTCCATCGGACCATTGGACAGAGCGCGCAAAATCGCCATCTCGTTCGGATGTGATGCGTGCGCATTTTTGTTCGGACGCTCGCCGAGCCCCAAAGCCAAGCCGTGGGATACGACGGAGTGATAGCTCCTGCCTCCGAACAGATCGAGGTATTGCTTCAACGGCCCATCTGCGCCCCACACACGACGCAGATCAGCCTCTTGCGCCTCCGTCCATTTCTGCCACATCCGTTTGCCTTCCATCAGATTCCTCCGTCAATCACTTGATTTCGACAATCTGCAGGCCGCGGGCGGCCATTAGATGCCGCTTTATGCGGTATCCTTCGGTGATACGGCCCTTCACGTCCTCGATTACGGTCTCGCCGTCGCGCTCGTAGACGAAGTCCGCGACGTATCGCAGCGCCGGCCGTTTGCGACCGTCGATCACGACTGGATTTGTCAGCACGAACGCCACCTGGCGCTCGAGATCCGAGATCTCGCCGGCATCGCGCTGGCGCATGAGCTCGATCCAACGATCGCGCTCTCGCCGGCTGTCGAACTTGATGCCGTCGTATTCGCAGCGCACGTTTCGATACTTCGGTTGCTTCTTCGGTTTCGATACCGACGGCGCTGCATCGACACCCGGATAGAGACCGTCAGCGATTTCGTCGAAGCCGCTATCGACCTGCGGCCGATTGCCGGTCGATTCGAATATCAAGCGCTGCGCCGTCGTCATTGCCGGCCGCGCGCCGGAACGCACTTGCGCAGTTCCGACCTTCGTCGTCCCTTCGGGGAATCGCAGTGAGGTCGAGCGCTTCGTCATGCAGCCCCCAGCCTCGGCATCGGCCGATTTGCCGCCAGCTCCGGAGTCATGCGCACAAAACCGAGCATGGGCTTGTCCCGGCCGGCGAGCATCACCTGATGAGCAGCGCGGGCATCGCCGATCAGCACGGGCGGCTGGCTTTTGTGACCGGTACGGTTGTTCTGTGCCTCGGCCATGCCGATCAACACCGGCAGGTATTCGGGCGTTTCGCTGCGCATCTTGTAGCCGCGGTAACGGTTCACGAATTCATTCCGAACGAACGGCCATTCCTCTTCGCCTTTCCCGCCGATCAGCACCCAGCCACCCATTTCGACGAGCACTCGATGGATCAGTGCATCGTCGAAAACAACGCTGTTGTACGTGCCACACGACCGTACCGCTCGATCGACCTTCGCCCACGCAGCCAGTGCGGCATCCTGCGTCGAGCCGCCGAGCATCTTCACGATGTCGGCCGGCATCGGCATGAATTGTCCAGAGTCAGGGTTGACGCTGTGGCGCCCGACGGCATCGCTAATCGCCGCCAAGTCAAACGGCTTAAGCGCGTTCCACCAAACGTCCGCACCGAAATCCGAGAAATCCCGGCGGTAAAAGGCATGCACGTCTGCGATGAGCGCAACGAACGCGGTGTGATCGCTCGGAGTCATTGCGTCGCTCCTTGCTGAGCTTGGAATCGTTCTGCCGCACGCTGAGCCACGGCGCGGTTGTTCGCCTCAAGTTGCTCCTGCTTGTTCAGCGGCGCGCCCGACGGGACAGATCGCGAGGCGGAAGGCTGATCGCCGATAAGCCATTTCGCCTTGAAGCCGGCCCAGTTCTGCTTCACGGCGTGCTCTACAGCTGCCGCCGGCGTCATACCGCACTTCGTTGCCTCATCCTTCACATCCCCCCATGCAGTCGGCGTGAGTGGCAATCGCTTAGCCTTGCGCAAAGCCAGCCAGTCAACGGCGTGCTGGCGCTGAACACCCTCTGCGACCAGCGCCTTGGCGTCGAGCGGCTTCTCGTCGGCGGAATCAGAAACATCAGCACCGCGCTTGCGCGCGTGCGTTTGGGTTTTGTCTTTCTCTGTTTCTTTTTCTTCTTCTGTATCTGTATCTGTATCTAGGTTCGTTACCTGTTCGTTACGTAACGCGTTACTGTCGGCGTTAGCTGCGTCGTTACCAGATCCGTTACTGTCGTCAGAGTCGGCCTTCTTCTTTTGTCGATGGCGGCGCTGGCGCTCGGCGTTCGTCGGGTCTGCGTCGCTGCGCATTTGACGCCTTTCCCATGCAAGCGGCTGCCACTCGTCATCGATCAGGCCAGCTGCGACGAGCCGCTTCTTCACCTCGCCGACGACCGCGTAATCGATCCAGAGGCGCTGCGCGACGATGCGGTTCATCAGCTCCGGGGCGCACTTGTTGTCGAGGGTGCCGTCGCCCTTCAGCGCTAGCAGCCCGATGAAATGACGCTGGTCCTCGAAGGCAAGCGAGATCATCTTCGGGTCATTGAGGAAGTCCGTGTACATCCGGAACCACGGCATTGCTTTCGCGCTCATGCATGACCTCGAGCGGACGGAGATGCTTCTGAATCCAGTCCGAGAACCCATCGAAGAGCCGACGCGACGTCACCAGAAGCCGACGCGAGCGCTGTCTCGATTGCCTTACGCGAGCGCATGCGAGGGGCGACGTCGCCAGACAGCGCAGCCTTCTGCGCACGCGACCGCTCATGACCTTGCTTGCCGTCAGCCGCGGCGATAACCGCCTTCACCTTCTCGCGCTGGTCGTCCGGCGATAGCTTCGCCAGCTTCAAAGCATGCGATACGGTGATCTGGTCTGCCTCGAGCGCGTCGCGTACGGCAGACGTGCAGTCAAGCAGACGCAGCGACGCCGCCACCGTGGGGGGCTCGATACGGAACTCCGCGGCGATCTGCTCATCGTCATACCCGAGATCGCGCATGCGCTGCATCTTCTCCGCTCGATTGATTGGGCTGTCATGCTCGCGGTGCTCGTTCGTCGCAACCATCATTCCGGCAAGATCAGCCGGCTTCCCGCGCTTGGGCAACGCCGGAACCATGACCGGCGCCAGCCCTTCGTCGCGCAGCCGACGATTCGCCTCGCGCGCAGCAATCACGCGACGTCGACCGTCAACAACAACCACCTCGCCGGTTTCCGGATCCTTGTGGACCAAGATCGTCTCCAGCACACCGCGATGGCGGATATTGCGCACCAACGCTTCGTCGTATGGAAGCAGCGCCCGCCGGTCGAACAACGGATGCGCCGGGTCAGTGATCAGCGTCAACGCGTCCGGATCGAAGAACAGAACATTGCTCTTGCCGGCGGCGCCGTAAGCGTCGATGGAATTCTTAGCCATGGGTGACAATCGAGAGAAGTTGCTGGCTGGTGCCAGTGGCGCTGTCTTTGCGGCTTCCAACCACTACGAGTCGGTTTGCGTCGAGCAACTCGCGCACACGGCCGCAAACACTGGACAACTTTAGGTTGGTGCGCGCGGCGATGTCTTCGCGCGTCAGACGCTCGCCCGGCAGGTGGAACGACTCGACGACCATCTTCTGCTTGGCCGTCAGTTCCTTCGCCGTAATTGCGTGAAAGGCGGCTTGCTGCGTCTCGGGGACGCGCCGGCCGGAGTGGGGGCTGAAAAATTCCGTCATAGGCATCTCCATGCGGCCTCGCCGCGTAGGACTACTAAATCGAATCAGAAGAACTCGTGTGCGAGCGCTTGTGATCGGATTCAGTGCGCCGGCCGAAGCCGGCGCGCCTTACTGCTTCGTTTCTTGCCGTGCCTGGAGAATCAGTTGCCCTATGGCTTCCAGAGCATCCATCAACTCCTTGTCCGCTTGTGATTCTTGTTCCAGCTCCTGTAGCAGTGCGTTTCGGTCAAATCCCACCCGTTTCCGGGCATCCTCTGTAGCCTGTCGGCCCTTCCGAAGCGCCTGTTCTTCTGTCATTTCATAGTCGCCCTCTGCTGAATCACTTCCTCCATCAACGTCAGCATCGCCATGCGGGCGAGGTATTGCGACACCGCACGGTTGCCGACGACCCGCTCAAAGTCCGCGATCAGCCGGGCCGGCAAGTCCTGCCGCGCCTTCCCGTGACGATCGACCGGATCCCGGTTGAGCATGTTGGAAAGGTGGGACGCCGGGACCTCAAGCCGCTCAGCCAGCGTCCTTTGCGTCATGCCGCGCTCGGCCCGCGCGTCCCACGCGAGGCACACGGCATCACGGAAAGAACGGCATTCCGCGATCGATTCTTGCGGCACGAACTCAGCCTGCTCCGCACGGGCGCCGCTTGCAGGCTGGTGGTGAGGCTGTAAGAGCATTCAGACTCCATAAAGAAAAACAACTGGATTACCACTGGAATTACGAGTCGGCATGGAGCGAAAATTTTTTCAACGCCCTGCCACTACTTACTACCGCCATGCAAACCGCCCCCGGCCGCCGCAACCTGGAGAGCACCTCAAGCCGTGTCAGAATTGGGTTTCCACACGCACAACCCATCCACGACCGAGGCGCTCATGACGGACAAACCAATCTACGCTTATCAGGATCCGGACTACGTCCAAGGACAATTGACCGGCTTGACTGCAATGCTCATCGCAATTGCTTCATTCCTACCGAGGGACGACTTCCTCGAGCAACTCAAGACGCGAATTCAGGCGCAGCGCGATGTGCTGGTGTTCCACAATGTCTCGGACCTAAGAATCAAAGCCCTGGACGACTTCGAAAAATCTATGCTTCACACGCTGAGCTGACGACCGTCATCCCAGCGCGCACTGCTTCGCCGGCAGCAACTCGCTCCTTTGCGGAATCGATGCGGGGCCGGCGAACCAGACGCATCACACGAGCGAACATCCATTTCATTTCAGTCACCCTCCTTGCGTTCCGACGTACCAGCCGGGGGTTGGACGTCGTCCGAGGACTCAAGCCGATCGCCTACATCAAGCGAACTTTCGGCGATAGACTGAGCGGAGCTTCGAACGTATTCCCAATCGACGTCGGGACGAAGGTCCTCCATACGCACGGAACGCGCCGTCGCCTTCTCGAGTTCGATGGCCATCGATTCTTTGCACCGGCGCTGCTTGTACGCGATCTGCCAGAGATACGCCACGGAGGTGCCGACCTTCTCGGCAAGCTCGGCGCGCTTCTCCTTGGTCAGTCCTTTGAGGTAAGTGTGAAAGGCATCCATGGAGAGACGATAGCAAATGCTCTCCTTTTTAGCAAGCAGATGCTCGCGGAAACGAGACATTTTGCTATCACAGCAAATGCTAGTTTTGAGGTCTAATGCCGCCATGGATATGGACGCCCATCGCCGGAAGCGATTACAAGAGCTCGTGGACAAAGAGACCAGCGGCAACGTTGCCGCCTTTGCCCGCAATCACAACCAGGACGCCACGCGGCTACGCCAGCTCCTCAACGAGAATTACCGAAAGGGGAAGGGATTTGGTGAGAACGCTGCGCGCCGGCTCGAAATCGATTTAGGTCTCCCCGCGCTGTTTTTTGACTTCGGCGCGGCTGAAAATGAGGCGCGCGCAAAGCATATTTATGCGAGCGCTGAAAACGGGAGCACAGGCCAAAGTAGCGGCTTGATCGCCCCTTCGACGTCGGGATCCGGGCCTAGCATCAATGAAACGACGGAATCAAATGTCGGCGAGGAATTGAGGCTGAGACCTGGGAGGGGCGTTGCTGTGGTCGGCGAAGTTCAAGGAGGGCCGGACGGTTATATCAGCATCGACGATTACCCGGCTGGGCATGGATGCGCGTTGCTTCCTGAAGTCCGCTCGCGCGATAGGGAGGCATATGGCCTCAAAGTACGCGGAGACAGCATGCGCCCGCGGATCAAAAGTGGCGAATTTATCGTCGTCGAGCCGAACGCCGAGGCGCTGCCAGGAGACGATGTGGTGGTTCGGTTCATTGACGGAAGCGCAGTCGTGAAGGAACTCCTTTGGATTCGGGACGGCGAAGTGTGCCTCGGCTCCCTCAACAACGGCGTCCCACCGATCACTAGACCGATGTCGACGGTCGAATCAATTCATCGGGTAGCGGCGATAATGCCTCGAGGTTCAGCAATCGAAGCTTAGTTTGCCGGCAGCCCCGCGATATAGAAGCCCGCCTTGTGCGGGCTTTTTCATTCGCCGCTTCCCTTCGCTTGAATCTTCACGCTAAAAAATTTTGCCCACATTCGATAGCATTTGCTTGCGCTAATCGAGAGCGTTTGCTATTGTTCCTGTAACGCAGCAAGATCGCTGCGCCACCGCCTCGGCGGATCGCTCTCTAACCCTGATGACGGATAAACGACGCGAGCTGCGTGCTTGGCGTCAAGGCACATTGGTGCCCCTCCCCTGGCCCCGCGCGGAGGCGAAAGAAAGCGCGAGAAATGGCTGACTGATGATCGGCCACCGCGAAAGCGGCGCCCAGCGAAGAGTGGCGCGGTAACTCTTCGCACCGTCCCCGATCCGGAGCTGATACAGCCAGGTGTAGCCGGACGGGGACGTAAAGCAAAGCTCTGAAGAGCGCGCACTTGGCGGCGGATCCTCCGCATTCACCCAACTGAGACGCAGCGCATGCAGCACGTCGAGTGCGCGCCCTTGAGAGTTTTGACTGCGCTGATCGAATGCCATTGGTATTCAGTGGCATTCCTTGAGCGCAGTCAGACCGCCCGGAATAAAGATGATTCCATTTTGTTTTGGATAACTGATCTATGACCACACTCTTTATCGGCGTGGCTCTGGGTGTTTTCTCGACAGCGCTGCTTTTCGTCGCCGCGTTTGACATCCGGTGGCACCGAGAGCGCAGGCGCAACACCTGATCTAAGCAATCAATGGAGACCACGATGAGCCAAACCGCCCGCGATCTTATGAAGTTGCGCCGCGACCTGCCGACGTCACCGGAACTTCGACGCCTCGCGCTGAACATCATCGCCCCGTGCGTCGCCAGCATGCTCGGCGGCATCTGACCAACCCCGCCCGCTACAGGAGAACGACGTGAAGAACCTCAACATCGCAGGCACCGGAGTCCATCCCGGCTGGCACCACATCAGCAAAGAGACCGAATGGGCCGACGAGCCCCCCCTTTTCAGCATGGGCCGTCCGCTGGACGCGCCGGACGAGATGCCGGCTGGTGGCTGTTCTGCCAGCGTCCGCCACACGTTGCTCACAGGAAGCGCGCTTCACCTTGGTTCCTTCAACGAGCCGATGCAGCTCGCGACAACGCGCGCCTGACCAACCGCGCCCGCCCTGCGGGCAATCACACCACACCGGAGGAAGAGGAAATGCAAGCAATGAAACAAGAAGTCGAACTGCCCGAACTCAACGAAGGCGAGATCTACGTCGGAAGGATCAGCAACACGGCCGGCGAGCTGCATCACGTCATTCTGCTTCCGGGTGACAACGACGACGCGACCTGGCAGGTCCAGATGGATTGGGCAAAGAGCATCGGTGGCGATCTGCCGACTCGTATCGAGCATCTGGTGCTTCTGGCCAATCATCGCGATCAGTTTGAGTCGACCTGGTACTGGTCGAATGAGCCGGACACCGATCCGGACTGTTCCGGCTGGGCGTGGTGCCAGGACTTCTACGACGGCGGCCAGCGCATCAGCCGCCAGAGCGGCGAGTTGCGCGCCCGCGCCGTCCGCAGATCGATTATTCAGTAATTCGGTAATTTCTATAAGCCGAGGGACCACATGGGACAGATCAATCACCTGCCACCGCTCGAGGCATGCGGCTGGCTAGTACGTACGGCGCGCGCGGAAGATGGTAGCGGCGGATTTCTCGTCGCCGACTGCTCGGCACATGCCGATGGCGCAAAGTTCGCTCAGCAGTTTGCGGCATCGAATGACCTCGCTTCCGCGCTTCATCTCGTCGCCTCGAAGACCGTTCTGACATCCGGCATGCGCGCCGTGGTTGATGCGGCGCTCATGAAGTCTGGTTATCTCGCAGCGGCGCCCGAGCCCGAACCCATTCGGCATGTGCGAATTTGCGGTGAGGATTTGTGATGCGCGCCGGCTCCATCCAGCGTCATGCAGACGATAACGCTCTCCTCTCCACTTGCGATGAGCTGCATACCGGAATCATCAAGGCATGCGCGATAGCGTTCGCCTCGGGTGGTGCTGTCGGTTGCGTATGGTTCCTGTGTGTTGCTTACCGTGCCGGGGTGTTCCCATGGTTCTCGTGAAAATCTGGCTCGGCGCCCTTCTCGCCGTCATCCTCTTTCTCGTTCTCGATGCGGTCTTGCAGCAACAAGCCGACCGCCTCGAGCGCGCACCTGTCGTGCGACGAACTTAACCCCATCGATCCTTCAGCGTCGCGCAATTCCACTCGAGCGCGGCGACCTTTAACGGGCGGCCAGTTTGGTGCCCGTTTCTTTTTGGAGAAACCATGCAAATCCAGCTTCCCCCGCTCGCCGAAGGCGAGGTCTACCTCGGCGGCTTCATCGACGCGAACGGTGACATCACGCACACCATCCTGCTGCCCGGCGACACGCGGGCAACGTGGTCGAAAGCGCTCGATTGGGCGAAGAGCATTGGCGGCGACCTGCCGACCCGTGCCGAGCTCGCAGTCGCCTATGCGAAGCATCGCGAGCAGTTCGAGCAGGTCGCGTACTGGTCGAACGAGGAAGATGCCGACGATCCCGGCTGGGCGTGGTGCCAGTTCTTCTACGATGGCAGCCAGAGCAACGACCGCCAGAGCAGCGAGTTGCGCGCCCGCGCCGTCCGCAGATTGTCGATTTAACCATTCATCCATTTCCCAACGGAGCAAGCAATGACGATCACGCTCGAACAGATCGAGGCGGATCATGCGCGCATCGGCGCGATGATCGACGAGTTCAAGAAACAGCCGCGGGCGACCGAATACCACGTCGACAACGTCACGATCCCGCTCGCGGCCGGCGAGCGCATCGCTGGTCAGATCCTCCTCGAGGACGGCTCGCTAAGCCACTACCTGATTCTCCTGCCAGGCGATGCCGAAGATCTCGACTGGGAAGCAGCGAAGGCGTGGGCGGCCGAACGCGGGGGCGAACTCCCGACGCGCCGCGAGCAGTCGCTCCTGTTCGCCAACCTGAAGGGTGAATTCGAGTCGGCCTGTTACTGGTCCGGCGAGCGTCACGAATCCAATTCCGGCTGGGCGTGGTACCAGTTCTTCTACAATGGCTACCAGAACTACAACCACCAGAGCAACGAGTTGCGCGCCCGCGCCGTCCGCAGATTTATCCCTTCAGTTTTTTGATCATTTAATCCACCGTGGCCCTGCACAACCAACTCCCGATATATCGAGCGGCCTACGGGTTGCTCGATGATGTCACCAACCTGGTCAAGAACATGCCACGCGACTTCAAGCGCAGCATCGGCGAGAAGATCAGCGCGGAGTGCATCGAGATCATGGTGTTGGTGTTCCGCGCGAACGTCGCGGCCGACAAAGCGCCGCACCTCGTCGAATTGCTCGAGCGCCTGCAGGTGATCGAGCTGCTGCTTCGTCTCAGCATGGACAAGCGACTGATCGCCCGAGACGGTTACGCGGGCGCCGTCGAGAAAACGACGAGCATCGGAAAGCAGGCCAACGGCTGGAAGAACGCCGCAAACCGTCGCCCGCTCCGCTAAGGTCACGGCCTTCGCGGCTGAGCGATATATCAATCTGGTCGTGCCGCTGGCTCACAAGGCCACCGCCATGCGCAATGAGGAAACCGGCCGCCGGCGTGCGGACAGGTCCAGCGCAGTTTCCCGACTGAGAAATCGGTCGGGCGACGTAGATCGCACGATACCTCCGGCTGGGCGTGGTACCAGTACTTCAACAATGGCAACCAGAACAACAACCACCAGAACAACGAGTTGCGCGCCCGCGCCGTCCGCAGATCGAGGGCCATTTTCGTTCGCCGAGCTGGTCGAAGCGTATCTCGACTGCCGGCGAACGAAGCGAAACAGCAACGCGGCGTTGGCGTTCGAGATGCGGCTCGAACGCAATCTGCGCCGCCTTTACGACGAGCTAGCCGACGGCAGCTACACGCCCGGCCGCTCAACATGCTTCGTCATCACGCGACCGAAACCGCGCGAGGTCTGGGCGGCTGCGTTTCGCGATCGCATCGTGCACCACCTGCTTTACAACCGGATCGGCCCGCGCTTCGAGCGATCTTTCATCGCCGACTCCTGTGCCTGCATCAAGGGGCGCGGCACGCTGTACGCCGCGCAGCGCCTCGAAGCGAAGGTGCGTTCGATCACGCAGAATTGGTCGCGCCGAGCGTTCTACCTGAAGTGCGACCTCGCGAACTTCTTCGTCAGCGTCGACAAGCGCATCCTGCTCGACCTGCTGTTCGCGAAGATCTCCGAGCCCTTCTGGCGCGCGCTGACCGAGCGCGTGCTGATGCACGATCCACGGGGCGACTTCGAATACCGCGGCGATCCGCTGATGATGCAGCTCGTACCACCGCACAAGCGCCTGATGGAACAGGACGAGCACCTCGGCCTTCCGATCGGAAACCTGTCGAGCCAGTTTTTCGCGAACGTCTACCTCGACGTGCTCGACCAGCGCGCGAAGCATGTGCTCGGCGCTCGGCACTACATCCGGTACGTCGACGATTTCGTGTTCCTGGATGAATCGCCGGCGCGCCTGAACGAGATGCTCGCGGACGTGACGACCTTCCTGCCTGCGCGCCTCGGTGTGCGCATCAACCCACGCAAAACCATCCTGCAGCCGATCGACCGCGGCGTCGACTTCGTCGGCCAGGTGATCAAGCCCTGGCACCGCACGACGCGGAAGCGCACGCGCAACGAAGCGCTGCGCCGCGTTGCGGCGACGCCGGGCGCCGATCTGGTGCAGGTGGCGAACTCGTATTTCGGCATGTTGCGCCAGGCAACGGCCAGCTATGCCGACCGTGCGTGGCTCGCCAACATCCTGCGCTCGCGCGGCCATTCGATCGACCAGCATTTCCTGAAGACCTTTCGGAAAGGAGTCAAGGCATGAGCTGTTCCAACACGCAAGACGCGCTCTGGCGCGCGCTCGAACGTCTCGAGCACGCCGAGTTGCCGGAGAACGACCGCAACCTGCTACGTCCGGCGTTCGCGGCGATGCGCGGCGCCCGCGCGATCCTCATCCCCGACACGATCGTCGCGCGCATCAAGCACCTCGACGCGACGCTGCCGAAGACCGAACAGGCGTGATCCACGCCGCCCCGCGAAGGAGAGAAGCATGCCATCCATCGAACAGATCCTGCAGGTGATCGTCGACCATCCGGGACGAACCGCCGCCGAGATCGCGAGCGAAGTCGGGCTCGCGACGGCCGACGTGCAGTCGCGGCTCGTGAAGTACGTCGACGCGGGCAAGGTCAAGAAGGACGTGAAGAAGGTCGACGGCTTCCGCGACGTGTTCACGTACTGGCCGATGCAGTCGTTGATTCGCGAGGTCGACGGCACCAAGCAGATCGTCACGCTCGCGCGCGGCGTCCGCGCGGCACCAGCTGATGACGACAGACCGGACCCGTCTTTCACGTTCGGATTCTTCTCGAACGGCACGCTGTCGATCGCGAAAGGCTCGAAGGACGTGAAGCTGTCGCCGGCGGAGACGCGGCGCCTGCTCGCGTTCCTCGACTCCATCAACATCGAAAAGATCACGGCCGCCTGACGGCCGCGCCGCTCACACGCTACCAGGGAACCACTATGCCCACCGGATACACCGCAGACATCGCGAAAGGCATCACCTTCGAGCAGTACGCATGGGACTGCGCGCGCGCGTTCGGCGCCCTCGTCACGCTGCGCGACGAACCGCACGCCCCTATTCCCGAGCGGTTCGAGCCCGACGGCTATTACCAGAAGCGCCTCGAAGAAGTGCACGCAACGCTCGTGCGCATCAGCGAGTGGACGCCTGAAGAGATCGCGTCCGAATACCAGATCGCTTTTGATTCGCTCACGGCCGCGCATCAGAAGCGCATCGACGATGCCGAAGCGCTCCGCGCGAAGTACGAAGCGATGCTCGCGCAGGTGCGCGCGTGGCAACCGCCCACCCCGGACCACGTCGCCTACAAGGAATTCATGGAGAGCCAGATCGTCGAGTCGATCAAATTCGACTGCTGCCTCGGATATGACCGCGCGCCGCTGCCGCAAGAACCCGCAGCCTGGCACGCCGAATGGATCGCCGACCTGAGGGCAACCGTCGCGCGTTGCGAACAGCAGCAGCGCGACGAAGTGAAGCGCGCCCACGACCGCACGCTGTGGGTCAAAGCAATCCGCGACAGCTTTGCAAAGGAACGGTCATGATCAGCTCGATCCCGAACTGGATGACGTCGATGCTGCTGCGCGTGCATGGCCGCGCAGCGCGGACGCCCTACTTCGACCTGCCCGGCTACATGCTGCGCAACTGGATCCTGGGCGCGCGCAGCGTCGAACGAAACCGCGACAACCCGGCATGGAAGGATGCCGCGCCGCCGCGCGCCGGTCTGCTGTACCGATGGCTCTGCCGCCGCATCGCGATCCGCGCGCACACGATCCTGCGCAGCGACCGCGACCGGCACCTGCACGATCACCCGTCGTGGTCGATCTCGATCGTGCTCGAGGGCGGCTACTGGGAAGTTTTCGAGCCGACACCATTCGCGCTGAGCTGCCCGCTGATGTACCGCGGCGCGTTGGAGACGATCAAGCAATCGTGGATTGCGCCCGAGCGCGCCGGCGACCACCTGTACCTGAACGACTTCGGCATCTACTGGCGCGGCCCGGGCGCGGTTGTCATCCGCCGCGCGGGCGACTTCCATCGCCTGATCCTCCCGCGAGCGACGATCGCGAAGTCGATCTTCATCATGGGGCGCCGCACGAACGCGTGGGGCTTCCTGACTCCTCACGGGAAGATCGGCTGGCGCGCGTATCTCGCGAGCGCTGACGCGACGACGCAGCAGGACGACGAGTCCGTGCCAGGTTGACCAAATAGAGCCGTCCCGCGCGGTACACCTCGGTCCGCGCGGCATTCGAAGGGGCGGTCTGGACGACGCCCTGCTTTTTTCCCGAATTGAGACCAGCACATGAAGCGTGATTCCTTGACGTTGCCGCTCGATCTCGGCAGCGAACTGATCGTCGACAACTTCGCCGGCGGCGGTGGCGCGAGCACAGGTATCGAGCGCGCCTTCGGTAGACCGGTCGACATCGCAATCAACCACGACGGTGAAGCGCTCGCGATGCACGCCGCGAACCACCCGGAAACGCAGCACCTCTGCGAAGACGTGTTCGATATTCACCCCGGATTCGTGACGCAGCAGCGGCCGATCGGCCTCGCGTGGTTCAGCCCAGACTGCACCCACCACAGCAAGGCGAAGGGCGGCAAACCGCGTGAGAAGAAGATCCGAGGTCTCGCATGGGTCACGCTCCGCTGGGCCACATTCCAGTACCCGCGCGCGATCGCCCTCGAAAACGTCGAGGAGTTCGCGGACTGGGGGCCGCTCGGCGAGGACGGCCGCCCGATCAAGTCCGAGAAGGGTCGCACGTTCCGCGCGTTCGTCGCGGCGCTGACGACAGGGCTGCCGGCCGACCATCCCGATACGCCGGAGATCTATCAGACGCTCGGCGCGGACTTCCCGATGAAGCGCTTGGCGGCCGGCCTCGGCTATAAGGTCGAATGGCGTGTGCTCCGCGCGTGTGACCTCGGCGCGCCGACGATCCGCAAGCGGCTGTACCTCTTCGCGCGGCGCGACGGGCTGCCGATCGTCTGGCCGGCGCCGACGCACGGAGACCCGAAGAGCGCGGCGGTACGCGCCGGCAAGCTGCAACCGTGGCGCACGGCGGCCGACTGCATCGACTGGTCGATCCCCTGTCCGTCGATCTTCGAGCGCGAGCGGCCGCTGAAAGACGCGACGCTGCGCCGCATCGCGCGCGGCATCATGAAGTTCGTCGTCAACGCGGACGACCCGTTCATCGTGCTGGCCGAATATCTCGCCGGCGCGACGCTGATCCAGACCGGGTACGGCGAGCGTGCCGGGCAGGCACCGCGCGTGCCGGGCCTCGGGAAGCCGCTTGGCACGACCGTCGCCGGCGGCGCGAAGCACGCGCTCGTCACCGCGTTCCTCGCGAAGCACTACGGCGGCCACGAGTCGCCCGGCGCTCCGCTCGACGCGCCGATCAGCACGATCACGACGCAGGACCATCACCACCCGGTGATGGCGCAGCTCGTCGGCTGCGGCGGCCGCGCCGCGCAGTCCCGGCCGCGCGACGCCGCCGAGCCGACAGCGACGATCACAGCGAAGGCGGACACCGCGATCGCCGTCTCGCACCTGATCAAGCTGCAGCAGAACAGCGTCGGCCAGGACGCGCGCGAGCCACTGCATACGGTGATGGCCGGCGCGCCGCGATTCGGCGAGGTGCGCGCGTTCCTGATCAAGTACTACGGCAACGAGAAAGACGGCGTCGCGATGCGCGAGCCGCTGCACACCGTGCCGACGCACGACCGGTTCGGCCTCGTCACGATCCACGGCGAGGACTACGCGATCGTCGACATCGGCATGCGCATGCTCACGCCGCGCGAGCTCGCGCGCGCCCAAGGCTTCCCCGACAACTACGTGCTCGACCCGGTCGTGAACGGAAAGCCGCTGTCGAAGTCGGCGCAGGTGCGCATGATCGGCAACAGCGTGTGCCCTGACGTCGCGGCCGCGCTGATCCGCGCGAACTTCTCCCACGAACAGCAGATCGCACACGTCGCGGCGTAACAGAGGACACCACCATGAACGACCAACAACAGAGCCGCGCTGATGCGCTTGAGCCATGTGCACACAGCTACGCGCGTCCCGGAACCGTGTGCGAAGAATGTGGCAAGCGCGTACCGAATCCAGCTGATAAAGCCCGCGAGGCCTACTTTCGCTTCATGGCCGAAAAGAGTGCGAACGAGACATCGACGGACGAGCCAAGCGACCTCGAACAGGTGATCACCTGTCTCGGCGATGACGCTGCCACGCTCCGCCATGCTGATGAGTATGTCGAGATGGCGGACAACATGGAAGCCGCTGCTCGTTTGCTGGAGTCCTGCGCGGCTATTCTGGCAGAGGACCGCGCCGCTGAAGAGATGTGCAACCGGTGGCCGTGGGAACGCACATCCGCCCCGAGCGGAGCAGAGCCACCGACTCACATCATCGATGCCGCAATGAATGTTGCGCGGACCGAATACGGGCACGGCGTTACGCGCTCAAGCATCGTTGCGATTTGGAAGGCGCTCGGGAAACCGTGGTACGCATTGACGGAGGGCTATGCAGTAGTGCCGGTCGAGCCGACGCCCGAGATCCTCATGGCGATCTGGCAAAACGAACGCGATTCACGCCGAGCATGGGAGCGCGCTCTTGCCGCATCCCCTGCCTCGCAGCCCGAAGCAGCGCCGGCCTCTGCCAATGAGACAGGTGCGGAAGGGGCGGACGAGCCGTATCAGTTAACGATCGACGTGCGTGACTTGTTCGCCTACCTGCGCGCAGCATGGCGTGAAGGGCAGCATTACGACCGCGAGGACTTCCCCGACCAAGCCGATAGCTGGAGCGCGGCCAGCGACTACGCGATCAAGACAATCGAACGCTGGACGTCAATGAATCCCGCTATGGCGGCAGCAGCGCCGGCCGACGAGCGGGCGACGTTCAATGAAGCGATGGCCAACGAATGCCCGGAATTCCAGCGCCCTACGTACACGGCGGACGACGTTTATCTGAATGTCCGTGCCGTCGCACGCAGCATGTGGCTCGCCGGTATATCGTATGCTCGCGCAGCAGCATCGCCCGCTGCGTCGGGCTCGCGGATTTGTCAGCTTCAGTGGATCGGCGAAAGCAGATGGCTCGACGTGACGCGCGACGAGTACATCGCCGCGTTGAATTCGAGCCAAATGGACGACATGCGATTCCGCGTCGTCTATGACGCCCCGCAACCCGCGCAGGCCGGCGCACCGGCAGAGGCACGTGCGATCGGGGAAATTCACACCTCTGGCAACGGCTACCCATTCGCAGTTCTGTCGACCGCATATGACGAACACGGAAACGGCTGGAAGGATGGAACGAAGATTTATGCCGCCCCGCCCACCGCGAGGGTGGCGAGCCTGACGAACGAGCAAATCGCCGCTATAGCGCGGCAGCACGCGACTTCGTTCGTCGACGGCGACGACGCTATCACTGACCTGTTCTTCGAGGGGGATTCCTATCTGGAATTCGCCCGCGCCATTCGTAACGGAGCCGGCCAATGATGACGCTCACGCAATATCTGCTCGTCAAGATCGCCGAAGAAGCCGCGGAGGTCGCGCAGATCGCGCTGAAAACGGCTCACTTCGGCCTGACGGAAACGCAGCCGGGCCGAGACGAGACGAACGCGCAACGTGTCTACGCCGAGCTGAACGACCTGAACGCAATGGTTCAGCGATTGAACGATGTCGCGTTCGGTGAGTTCCACTACGAGCCGGATCACATCGCCATGTCGCAGAAGATGGCGAAGGTCGAGCACTATCTCGCATATTCGCAATCGCTCGGACTCGTCGAAACCACTCCTGCCGAAGGTGATAAACATGGCGCTTGAAGCTTTCGAGCCGGATGCGCTGGAGTTGAGGATTGCTTCAACCACCCATCTTCCCGCATGCCCCTTCTGTTCGCATAACGCGATCATGGCGAGCAGCGTCAACCGAGACCCGATTTTCGGAAAGGAACCGGTCTTTCAGACTCGCATCGCATGCACGAACCACAACTGCAACGCGAGCGTCGTCGCAAACGAACGGACGCGAGAAGAAGCGCAGCAGCATGCAATTGCCCAATGGACCAGGCGCGCCCCAACGCAGCAGCCGAGCGGAGAATCCTCTCTCAAGAATCCAATGGTACGGTTTCCTACGGAAGAGGATATACGGGCGTGGGAGGAAGCGCGGAAGCGGCAGCCGAGCGGCGAGACGGCATCAGCCGGCGTCATCGCCGCTGCGCTCGCAGTAATCGAGGCTGATCGAGCCCACGTGCTGACCGACGACCACGTCGACGCACTCGACATCGCGATCAAGATTCAGCGTGGCACGCTGAAACTGCCGCAGCCGAGCGGCAAGGTGACGGGAGGCGACAAGCGAGACGCCGAGCGGTATCGCGCACTTCGTGATCCTGGCCCAGCTGTAGACGGCTTGGTATTTGCCAGTGTCTATTCGCATCCGGAGGGGTGCATTCCATCCCAGCGCTTGGTGCGAGGCAAAGAACTCGACCGGCTTGCCGACGCCGCCCGCGCCCAAGGAGGCGAACAATCGTGAAATTCGATCTTCAAAATGTCCCGGCACATCTCATGGATTACGGTCCGAGCATCGGTGATGTCTACCGGATGAAGGGCGGACGCAAAGGCGGAGGCTACTGGGTCATCGTCGGCCAGACCGACAAGATGTCCGTGTGTCTCGGTCTTGACGACGCCGGCAACGTAGTGAGCTCGACCAACTACTACACCGACGTGATGGATAGGCGCGAGCGTGTCGGCTTCGTGCAGAACATTGACGATTTGACGCTTTCGATTCAGTGGGAGCGCAACTGATGAGCGAGAACTCGAAAATCGAATGGACGGATCACACCTTCAATCCGTTCATTGGCTGCACGAAGGTGTCGCCCGGGTGCGACCACTGCTACGCCGAGCACCTGATGGACACCCGCATGCACAGGGTCGTGTGGGGGCCGCGCGGCGAGCGCGTGCGCACCTCGGCGTCGACGTGGCGGCAGCCGGTCCGCTGGAATGCGCGGCACGCCGAATTCTTCGCCGCACACGGCCGCCGCCAGCGGGTGTTCTGCGCGTCGCTCGCGGACGTGTTCGACAACGCCGTCGATCCGGCGTGGTGCCGCGACCTGTTCGCGCTGATCGAGCAGACGGCGAATCTCGACTGGCTGCTGCTGACGAAGCGGATCGGCAATGTCGCGGCGATGCTGCGCGAGATCGGCATCGACCGGATGCCGGACAACGTCTGGCTCGGCGCGACGGTCGTGAACCAGGCCGAGGCCGACCGCGACATCCCGAAGCTGCTCGCGGTGCCGGCGCGCGTACGCTTCCTGTCGATGGAGCCTCTGCTCGGCCCCGTGGAATTGCACGCAGACTGGATCGACCGAAATCCCGCGCGCGGCCGCTTTGGCTGTGTGACGCCGGACGTGGACACGCCGACCCGCTACATCATGCCTCCGACGCTCGACTGGGTGATAGTCGGTGGCGAAAGCGGCCACGGCGCGCGGCCGATGCATCCGGCATGGGCGGCCGACCTGCGCGACCAGTGCGCGCGCGCCGGCGTGCCGTTTCTGTTCAAGCAATGGGGCGAGTGGCTGCCTGCTGATACCGACGGCGATTGCTATGGCGTGGCAGACGACGGTAGCGATCGCGAGCTCAGCGGCCGGGTGCGGCTGACCACGATCGGCTCGCAGCAGTTCCTGCGAGTCGGCAAGCGCGCCGCCGGCCGGCTTCTCGCCGGCCGCACGCACGACGAATTCCCGGAGGCACGATGACCGAACGCCCTATCCTGTTCAGCGGCCCGATGGTGCGCGCCATCCTCGACGGCCGGAAGACGCAGACGCGGCGCGTCGCGATCTCGAAGCGCAGCTGCATCGACTTCATCGGCGGCGGTCCGAAGGACGGCCCAGACTGGAACGATCCAGCATGCTGGGGATTCGAGGACGCGAACACCGGCGTCTGGTGGGCGCTGCGCGGCGACGATCAGTGCCGCCAGCTGCCGTGTCCGCACGGTGAGCCTGGCGACCGCCTATGGGTGCGCGAGACGACATACGACGTGGAACGTAACGGTTATGTGGGACCGGTCTTCGTCGAATCCGACGAAGGCGCGCACGCGGCAGCATGGGGCTGGGGCGAATCGGATGATCCCGACTACATCGAGCCGTACGAACTGCGCAAGCGCCCCGCCATACACATGCCGCGCTCAATGGCGCGCATCACGCTCGAGATCACCGGCGTGCGCGCCGAGCGCCTGCAGAGCATCAGCGAGCCTGATGCACGCGCCGAGGGCGTGACGATTGAAGACCACCACATGCGCGGGTACTGCGCTGGCGCCTACTGGCCGCCGAGCATCCGCGCCTTCCATGACCTGTGGGACAGACTGAACGCCGCGCGCGGGCAAGGCTGGGACATGAACCCGTGGGTATGGGTTGTCGATTTCAGGAGGATCGATCAGTGAACGAACACGACGAAACCGCCCTCACCCTCCAGCAAGTCGCTGAGCGCATGCAGCTGTCGTACAGCACCGTGTTCGCGATGCGCAAGCAAATTGGATTTCGCCTACCGGGCTCCCGGGTTTGGCGGGTCTGGCCGTCGCGGCTTGCCGGACTATCAGAAAAACGCAACAATCTGACCCGGCTATCGCTGCGGGTCGGTGGAGAAAATGGATGTCAATCCGCAGACGTAAAGGCTCCGGGGTCTGGTTTATCGACCTCCGCACGCCAAGCGGCGAAAGAATTCGCCGCTCTGCTGAAACAACGGACAGGCGGGCAGCGCAGGAATACCACGACCGGCTGAAGGCTGATCTGTGGCGGCAAGACAAGCTGGGAGAGGTTCCCGATCGTATTTTCGAAGAAGCGGCGATGCGGTTTCTGAAGCTGTGCGAGGGGCAGCGTGACTATGCCGGGAAACTGCGGCATGTCACGTACTGGGGAGAGCAATTTGTCGGACGCTCGATTCGGACTATCACGGCCGACGAGATCTTCGATGCGCTGCCAACGCATCGGCTGATCAAGGGCAAGCCGGCGCGGCCGCTGGAGCCCGGCACGCGAAACCGCTACGTCAATACCATACGGCGCATGCTGAACTTGTGCGTTGAGTGGGAGTGGCTGGACCGCGTGCCGAAGCTTCAGCGGTTCGAAGAGCCTGATGTACGTGTACGGTGGGAGCCGCCCGAAGTGATCATGAAGATGATCAACGCGTTGCGCCTTCCGTGGATGCGCGACGCCGCGATCGTCGCCGTGGCGACAGGCATGCGCGAATCCGAGCTATTCGGCTTGAGAATTTCGCAGGTTGATCTCGCGCAGCGCAATGCATGGATCACACACGCCGGAGCGAAGTCGAAGCGAGCGCGATCGGTGCCCCTCAACCAGGACGCGATGAGCGTGCTCGAGCGGCGCATGCAGACGGCGACGGATCTCGTTTTCACGCGGGAGTACACGCGCGGAGACGGGCCGCCGAAGCTGATCGGACAGATCGACAAGCGAGATTTCGCTCGCGCATGTCAAGCTGCTGGGATGGAGGATTTCAACTGGCACGACCTCCGGCACACCTGGGCGAGCTGGCACGTTCAGCGCGGCACGCCGCTGATGGTGCTGAAGGAGTTGGGCGGCTGGGAGACCATCGCGATGGTGCAGAAGTACGCACACCTTGCGCCCAGCCATCTGGCGCAGCACGCCGGGACGGTCACATTTTGGGCGCAGTCGGTAGGGCAGGAAGAAAAAACGCCGCTGTCGGAAGCGGCGCAATCCCTTGCTGCATAA